GCTCTGATTTGGTTTTGAGCTGGAAGGGTTCGACGTATTTTGTGGAGGTGAAAACCGAGATCGGAAAACAAAGCCCGAAGCAAAAGAAGTTTGAATCTCATGTGAAGCAATGCGGTAACGAATACATTTTAGTCCGGTCATTGCTTGAATTACAATCGTTTTTATTATCTTTAGGGTAATGGCCACGCTTCACAAAACATACGATGAGGATTTTTTAACGTTCGTTCATAAGAATGTTAAATTCAAATTGAATGCGACATTCCAAGAGGGCCGGAAGTGGTTTCATACGATTAAGAACGTAGAAAAGAAAACATACGCAACTATGCGACACGAAGACTTATTGAAAATAATACCGGGTTTATGAAGGCTTACGATAAGGAAAAAAAATATAAGCAAGCGTTAAAGGTTATTAAGGATAAACAGATTTATCTTGTTGAAGAGGTTGCACTTTTTATAGGTATAACACGCGCTACTTTTTATAATTTTTATCCGTGTGGCTCTAACGAATTACAAGTTATAAAAGAAGCATTAAAAAACAATTTATAATGGCTGGATACGATAAAGCAAAGAAATTCAAACAAGCCTTAAAAGTAGTAAAAGAAAAGGCTTTATATTTAGTCGAAGAGGTTCCTGTCATGATTGGGATTTCAAAGAGTACGTTTTATACTTTTTACCCTGATGGTTCGGAGGAATTGGACGCTATAAAAGAATTGCTCGAAGACAACAAAATAACAATCAAGTCAGAGATACGCGAAAAACTACGGACCGGAGACAAGGCTGCGGAACTTATTGCGTTATATAAATTGCTATCATCCAACGACGAACGGAAAGCATTATCGATGCAGCACGTTGATCACACGTCGAACGGTAAAACCATAAACATTAGCCCGATTGAGTTTACAAGCGGTAAAGATAAATGATAAATTTAAGCCGTTGTGGACATCAAGTACTCGTTACTTTGTTTGCACTGGCGGTCGCGGCTCTGGCAAGTCTTTTGGTGTAAATCTATTCAACACACAATTAACCTTCCAGGAACGACAACGGATATTGTTCACACGGTATACAATGACATCCGCAAAGATTTCGATCATCCCTGAATTTACAGAAAAGATCGACATTCTGAACGCTAATGATTATTTTAACGTAAAATTATCTGAAATCGAAAACACTGCGAACGGGTCCACGGTAATTTTTAAAGGAATCAAAACGGGATCAGGCGAACAAACTGCGAATCTAAAATCATTGCAAGGGATCACAACATGGGTGCTTGACGAGGCCGAAGAGCTACACGATGAAACGTTGTTCGATAAAATCGATTTAAGTATTAGAACGAAGGGAGTTCAGAACCGCGTAATTATTATATTGAATCCGGCAACGAAAGAGCATTGGATATACAAAAGGTTTTTCGAATTAGCCGGAGTCGCTCCCGGATTCAATGGAGTTAAAAACGATGTAACATATATTCACACGACCTACCTTGACAATATAGATAATCTAGACGAATCGTTTTTAAAACGTGTTGAGCAAATTAAAACACAACACCCGAAAAAATACAATCACCAAATTTTAGGCGGCTGGCTGGAAAAGTCCGAAGGCGTTATCTTTGAGAATTGGCGGCTAGGTGCGTTTGTTGATACGGGGCAAATTATTTTTGGACAAGATTACGGATTTTATCCTGATCCGACCACGTTAATACAAATCAGCGTAGATAAAAAACGAAAGTTAATCTATGTAAAAGAATGCTATTCAGGAAACAAACACACGACCGAAGAAATAGTCGAGCTAAATAAGCTCCATTGCGGGCGTACTTTAATTATTGCGGATTCAGCGGAACCGAGATTGATTAACGACATTAGAAGAAGCGGCGTTAATATTAAAGGAGCTGAAAAGGGACCGGGTTCGATTGCGGCCGGTATTAAATTACTGTTAGAATACGAATTGATAATCGATCCAGAATCAACCGAGATCGTAAAAGAATTAAATAACTACGCTTATTCAGATAAAAAAACTAAGCTGGCTATTGACGACTGGAATCATCGAATCGATCCGCTACGATACGCGGCCGATTTTCTTTTGAAAAAAACAGGGCATCGCGTTGCGTCATTCTAAACAATATTGTTTATATTTACCACGGGTTTTTTGGTTTTTCATAGTTTAAAGGTGTTCGGATTTAGGTTCGAACACCTTTTTTTTTACCCGTATTCGTATACATTCACAAATAAAAGTATAGTTATAAATATAATTGTATTAAAATTAGGTCAAGTCAGATTGAATTGATTACATTTGTTAAACAAACTAAAACCAAACTAAACCATGATCGAATCAATCTTAATCCTATCCGCTATTTTCGTAATAAAAAACCTATCCTAACCATGCAAAAAACAAAACAGTTTGAAGAAGAACTCATCCACAACGGAAAAGAATACATTTACACATTTGAAATCACAGCCGAACTAGTTGACGAATCATTTGATCACGAATTTGGGACCGAATCCGCTTCAGGTGTTCAGGCGATTAAAATCGGAACGGTGGAATTATGGTCGGTTAAATTCGAGCGGGAACTGACCGGAAAGAAATTGATTAATGAGATTAAAGATTCGATCGATATTAATGAATATACTGAATCGTTTGATTATGACGAATTTAATTAATGATTAGTATATGAAATGTGGAGCAAAGCGGAATTTTTTATATACCGTGTTGTGCTTCGTTAATTTAATAGACATGAAATTTATACAACAAGTAAAGAATTTGAAAGTATTCACAGTAACAAAACCAAGGACTTATATTACTTGGACTAATACAGAAAAAGGTAGAGATGTTATTGATACTTATGAAAGGATTGATGATAATGGTTTTGTGGTTTATGTGAACCAATACAATAAGTCAATGAGGACAACAAAAGGAGAATCTTTCTTTGATGAATTAGAAGAAATGTATAAACGTGCTTTAAATGAAGCATAACGCTACAACTAAACAATGTTATTAACGAATTAAATAGATGAAGATAATTAGCAAAAGTAAATTAACAGAAATTAGGCGTTCACTTTATGATGACGATGGATATACAAGAATAAACAACCCTCACTTTGATTTAATATTTGAAGAGGCGTTTAAAGCTGGTATGAACCGCGTTAATAATGGTGTTTTAGATGATGTTATAAAATGCCAATGCAATCACAAAATAGAAGATAGATTTCCAACAGAATTACTAATGAAAGAGTGCGAAGACTGTAGCGGTGTTTTATAATGATAAGTGTAATAACTGCCGTTAGGTTGTTATTAATACTTGTTAGCATTTGTACGGATTATTAAACTTAAAAATTAAATAGAATGACAAAAGAAGATATTTTAAAAAAGTATGGTAATGTAGAACTAAAGTTTAGGCATTATTACAAATATACTTTTATGTTTAAAGGTGAAACACCAGAAGGAGAAGTGGTGTACGCCAATGTAGGTGGAGCTGCTGATGAAATTTACAGGTTAGATTTAGATTATAATGAAACTGGGACTATTAGTAATTTAGAACCTTGTACTATAAGTGTAATGAAAGGAAGTAAAGTTATTGCAGATTGGCACGAATAATTAGTATTAATGCTAACGGTTTGTATAAAAAATCGTTTTAATGTTTTTTATACCGTGTTATGTGCTTTGGCGGTTTTAACAGCACAAACTATTAAATGAAACGAAATGAATACAATTGAATTAACTTACAACTTCGCAGTATTAGCAATGGCAACACTAATATTATTTATGAATTTTACTGCCCCAAACGCATTAGTTGAATTTATATTAAAGGCAATATGTAAGATAGTGCCTTTGTTTGTGATTGGTTACGCTATGGTGCAGATATTTAAACATTACGGTATAATTTAGCCATTGCACATAACTTATTTGTGTATGGTTTGTTGCGATATAAGACACTGAAATTAATAAATAATAGAATAGTATAAACGATAAAAATAACTTGGTAAAATAGCGATTAGTAGCAATAAATTATACACGTTGTTGCATAACGTTGCTAAAAAAAAGCCCATTATTTTTGTTTAAAAATAAAATGCGTAATATATGATAGATTTAAGATTAGGTAATTGCTTGGAGGTTATGAAAACAATTAAAGATAATAGTATTGATGCAATAATTACAGACCCACCATACGGAACTACTGCCTGTAAATGGGATAGTGTAATTGATTTTGAATTGATGTGGGAGCAATTAAATAGAATTATAAAGCCTAATGGTGCAATAGTTTTATTTGGTTCTGAGCCTTTTAGTTCTGCTTTAAGAATGAGTAATATAAAATCTTTTAAATATGATTGGATATTTCACAAAACACTACCAGTTGGACACGGTTATGCAAAATATAGACCTATGAGTAATCACGAAATTATAAGTATATTTGGAAAAGGTAAAACAACATACAACCCACAATTTACACCAAGAGAAAAACCAAGAACATATACTAGAAAAAACGCAAGTAAAAGTGGTAGTAGTAGTATGACTAGCCACGATGGAGAAACTAGGGTTTTAAAAGGTAAGTACCCAACAACCATACAGAAGTTTAATACAAGTGTACAAAAAGGAAAATTACACCCAACACAAAAACCATTAGATTTAATGGAATATTTAGTAAAAACTTACACCAACGAAAACGAAACAGTTTTAGATTTTACAATGGGTTCTGGAAGTACTTTAGTTGCCTGTAAAAACTTAAATAGAAACGGAATAGGAATTGAAATGGACGAAAACTATTTTAATATTGCAACCGACCGAGTAAACGCATAACAGTGGTGGGCTTTTTTTTAGTTATGTTTTGCAATGATAAGTGTAATAACTGCCTTTTTGGTTGTTATTAATACTTGTTAGCATTAGTGCGGATTATTAAACTAAAAAATATGACAGAAGAACAAAAGATTGAGCAAGAATTTAGAAAGGAATTACAAGAGTTGCTTGATAAATACGATGCTGAAATAAGCCTAGACCAAAGAGGTAGGGCTTATATGGAATACGATGTGATTGAGGTTACGCTTAATCAACAACACGATAAAGAAACATTTGATATTACAAGACCAATGATAGAATTTGATTTGTAGTATTAATGCTAACATTGAAATAACAGGCTGCCCTTTTCGGGTTGCTGTTGTGGAATGTTATCAGCCGTTTTAATGGCGTTTTTTTTATTAATCATTATCAATTTAAATTCTAATTGCTTATATTTGAACTATGGAAAAGAAAAAACGAGGAAGACCAGCAAAGAAGAAAACCGAATCGATTAAACCGATTGAAGGCGAAGTGATGCCGTCAGAACATTGCGAAACATTTGACACTTTAATCGTGTCGGGTTCGGTAGCGAAAGATAAAGCTTACTTTAAATCAAAATTAGAAACGTTAGCGGCTGAAATTTCAATCGCTATTAAAGAAGATAGGTCGCTCGCGATCAGACTGAAATCTGTGTATGTTAGTATCAATCACGCTGCAAAAAAGTTATAAACTATGAAGCTTGATATTAACGGTAAAAACTACACATTGAAAGAGCGGTGGCGAGACGTTTCTATTCGTGAAATGTCCCATGCTTTTGAGGTTCTGAATAATCAACCTCCGGCGTTATTAAAGCTTCTTCGGTCTTCCGAAGAAGCTCCGTTGGAAATTGATGATTCAATTTTGTATAGGTTTTATATTGATTGGATCGGTTGTTTTTCGGATATTCCGCGCGAAGTTTTAGAGGGCAATATATTACTTGACGAACCCGGCACGCATGATCTTAAATTCTTAGCGTCAAGGTGTTTCAAGTTCTTAGGAGAACCAACAAACATTCCGCAAATTAACCGATTTAGATTTAAGAAGAAACAATATAGAGTTATCAATTCCTTCACTAGCATGACCGGTGTCACTCAATTACTATCCGGCGCGACCTTTGGTGACTGGGTTAATTTAACGTCCTTAATGGCTGCTTTTGATGGGTTTAATAGAGGTAAGTACAATGCCCTGGCTCAGGTGAGCGCCGTACTTTTTTCTAATAACTTTCAAGATAAACGGAAAGAAACTTTAGACAAACGCGCTCAGGACTTTCTTGATTTAGACTGTCAAACGGCTTACGCTGGGTATTTTTTTTTGGAAAAGCACATCAACAAATATCATCGGTTTTTAAAAACATCTACGGCGGCGGAAGTTCGTCGGGAGTTGGGCCGGGAGGGGTTGACGCTGAAATATCAAAACGGCTTCATTGGAAAATTGAAGCTATTTGTATTGCTGAAACTGGAATCTTTAACAGAGTGGACAAAACGCCAATCGAAAGCGTAATGGATTCTGATTTGTGGGAAGTGATGGAAATAATATCGTTGAAAATTGCAAGAGCGAAAACAGAACACGCAATGCAGGAAATCGAATCTAAGAAATGGAAAAAGTAAATGGCTAACATAGATACAATAGTAACTTTATTCGAAACCGTAGCCGCTGCTATGCGTGTAAACGATAATACGCTACCGGTTTCGAGTATTGTAGCTCCGACATTTATTTATAACCGTGTATCGGCTGTAAACGAAAACGTTTCAAAAACGTATCCGGCAATTTTGTTGGACTCACAACCGAACATTAACCGTAAATCTGCGACGACTACATTTTTACCGAAGCAAAATTGTTATGAATTCAAATTATTCGTATACGATCAATATAATTTCGGACAACAAACGGTCCAGGACTTAAGCAATAAACAGGCCAAAGTCGAAACGATTCTGAATCAATATATCGCGGAAGTTCAACGAAGAGCCTTAACAACTACAAACGGAATTGAGGTTGAAAATATTAAAACTATTGACGGGTTTTTAGCAAAGGACGTGCATAATTCGAAGCTAGTCCAAGCGTATTACAAAGTTAAAGTGTGTGTTAATTCTGATTGTGTACTGGGTACATTCGTTTACTAGATGGAAGAAATAAACGTCTTACTGGATTTAGTTGGTGAATTTTTCGTTGAAAAGTTTCGTGAAGAAATCGCGATGCAAGGACACAACAACACAAAAACGTTAATTGAAACGATGCGCTTCGAGACGAACGGAGTTGATACTATTGATGTTTACATGCAAGATTACGCGAAGTTTGTTGATTCGGGAATTAGACCGGGAAAAAAAGTGTCTGTTTACGCTTTGATTGAATGGATTGAACAAAAAGGAATCGCGACCGGTGAAAAAGAAGTTAAAGGAATGGCCTTTGCGATCAGAAAAAAGATTGAACAGGAAGGATCGCCCACGTCAAACGCTTATAATTTCTCAGACAACGGAAGGCGGACCGGATTTATTCAGCTAGTTATTTCAGAACAAAGTAAATTTGTACTATCTTTAATACGTGAAGAACTAGGAACGTTTAGCTCAGGTTTTTTTGATAACGTTATCAAAACAAATCGAAATATATTTTTACAAAACGAATAAATGTCAGGAGGTAGCCGAGGTATAGTAGGAAGGATATGGGAAAAGGTTTGTGATTTACTTATAAATTCAAACTCCGTAAAATTAACGACGGACAAATTTACCTTTTTAGGTGATGAATTAAAAGTGACCGGATCCGGCGGCGGTAATTTACAGCCCGTTATTGATGAATTAATCGAATTGAATTCTAAAGTTTCGCTCGATGATACATTGGATCTAGTCGCAACCGAAGCAACGCAGGAATTAATTCGTCAATTGCTAGTAGTCTTAACTGGAACCGTAAATGAAAACTCAATCGGTTCTAAACTATTACAAGTTGATTCGGTTGGTTCGGTTACGTATTTAGGTTATGCAAATGCTGGAACGGTTACAAGCTCGGTTACATGGTCGGTTAAAAGAATAATCGAAACCGGAAACGATGTATCTATAACGTGGGCCGATGGAAATAAGAATTTCGATAATACATGGAATAACCGTCTTATATTAAATTACAGCTAATGAACATTAAATATGACAAAATATTAGACGCTTTGAGAGAGTCCGACACTGTAAGCGTGTCAACCGGGACTAAATACCATTTTTTAAATGGTGAAAGCTTAATAATACCGCAATATTTTGAGTACTTTGTTTATGGAAAACTAAAAATTGACAGCGGGGCAACGATAACAATTGACAACGGGGCAGAATTAACCGCGCACGATGGTATATTAACTAATTTAGGGACTATTACAAATAACGGAATAATTGAAATCAATTAAAAATGGGTTTATTAATAACTAAACAAGTAGCAGCCGCAACAGTACCAAATTCACCAACAGGTACTTATACTATCTTTTTAGACACTGACGGCATAGAAAAGAAAAAAGATGAGAGCGGGGTTGTAACGTTTACTTCAGGGTCAGACCAAAACGACAAAGTAAAAGCATCGGCGACAGATACTACTGAAGGTTTTCTTGACACTAAAATTACAGGAACTGCCGACAAAATAACTATAAGCAAAATTAACTCAGGTGCAAATGAATCTTTTGTTGTTACGGTTGGTGTGGATGTATTTGATAAGGTTTCGGACGACTCGGACAATATTGCAGAGGGGGCTATAAATTTATTTTTAACAAGTGCCGAACGTGCAAAAATAGGCAATTCAGCAACCCAAACAGCATTAGACCTAAAAAGAGACAAAACAGCCATAAAAAACAGCATTGAAGATGACAGCGATAGTTTGCAGCTTGTAAACGATGCGAACAATCCAGGTAATAACCAATACTACGGAACAAACGCAAGCGGGACAAAAGGCTATCACACCTTACCAACAGCATCAAGCAGCTACTTTAAATCAGAGGTTCTATCTACTACAAATTCAAATAATTTTAATAGTAACACACCTACAAATGTTCCCGACTTAAGCTTTACCATTACACAGGACGGGGACTATGTTTTTTATTCTGTTGTAAATTGCAACAACGACCAAAACGAGGAACTTGATATGTACTTTGCAAAAAACGGAACTACAGAAACAGACTCTTTAACAATAGACAGGCAGCAAAAAAACTCAGACCAAAGCGTCCAAAGCACATGCCCTATTGATGGGCTTGTTATTGGTGACGTTATTACGGTACAATTTAACACGAGGGGTGATAATGTAGATTTATTAACTAGAAGGATGTTAATTCAATCATGGTCGTAGATTGTTTGAAATGTATCAACTCGGCCTGTTGCTCTCTAGTAATAGAGGTAGACAAGTTAGAATTTGAATTATTAAAAGAAAAAGGGCTAAATGATTGTTTTATTAAACACGTAGATGTGTTTGTGGGTAAATTCCCCAAATTTAAAGACAAAAAAGAACAGTTAGACGAAAATTATTTTGATAACTACGCAGAAATGAAAAAAAGCAAAGACGGGCTTTGTGTTAATTTAGATAGAAAAACAATGCTTTGTTCTATTTATGAGGATAGACCGAAAGTCTGCAAGGATTACGAAAATAATAGATGTTCAAAAATTAGAAAACTATGTACAAATTAGAGATTGCACCAATTAACGAAAACGCAGACGGAAAATATTTTAACAATTGGCTGAGGGAAACCCATATTTTTACCTCTGTAGCTTATGAAGATTTAAAAATAGTAGTTTCTTTTGCTAGCGAACCAAGCGACATAATAAAAACCGCTATTAGTGAAAAATACCATTCTTTAAGTGTAAATAATAACATAGCTTATGCGGAAATACTAGAAGCCTTTACAAAATCAAAGTCAGACGGTGAAAATTATTTTTACAAGTTTGCCGCTGAAAACTTTGCAGTAAAAGAAGCTACAGGAGAGTTGACAATTCAAAATATTAACTATATTTTCAACAGGTTAACGCCCGTAATTAATAGGCTTACTTTTGGTTTTTGGGGAATTTCTTTAGTGTCTTTATTAAATGACATTGCACCAATAACGCAAGGAGACATCGACAACGGATACACTCAAGAACTGCATGACAAAATTGTTTTAGACATTACAAACTATTTATCGTGAAATTAATTAGCTTTTTACTGGCCGTTATTGCTTTGCTTCTCGTGTGGGTTTTAGCTTTGCCTTTATATGTTTTGGGGCTTTTTATAGTCAAAATACATCATGCTTATCATTTAACCATTGCGGTTAGTTTGGACCAGTTAGGCAACGTTTTAGGCGGTCCGCTATTCAATGTAATACTAAAGAAAAAAGGCGGGTATAAATTCGGACATGAAGATGACACAATTTCGATGTGTTTAGGAATAAATTATTTAATAAAAAATTTAACTTGGTTCGGTTTATTAATTGCAAACGGGTTGGAGTGGATCGACCCCGGACATTTAGAAAAAGCAATTGAAAAATGTAACCACGAATAAGGATTAAATGTGGTTTTAATTTGTTACCTTTAAACCTTTAATCGTAACACTTTTACAATGGCAATAACTACCGTAATTCCACCAGCTAGAAAAACAGTCGCGACACGTCCGGTTGTTTGGCAACTGGAATCAAACACGGCTAATATTGTACGTATGATTTTAGTCGTAACGGATACGATAAACACAATTTCAACAATCGAACAGAATCCGGAACCGGGAACGACTGGAGTTTTTAAGTTCAATATCTCAAGTATTTTAGCGGATCAATTAAGCTTTACAACCTCAAGCGAATTAGCAACGAGCGGAATTAACTCTACAATATCTCAAGATACTGCGTTTATTCATTATACTGTTGTCGCTTGGGAGGTTTTAGATGATGGAACAACAAATTATCCATTTATTACTGATTATCTTTCAGGGCTGTTTACTTCACATAATTATATTTTAACTCACAAAGAATGGGTTAAACCTTTTTTATTATCTGATTACGACATGACTTCGGGAACTGGTAAAAAGTTCTTAACAAATTTCACCGGCGAAAAGTGTATAATTAAAGGCTATTCGGAATTTTTAGCAATGCACCGCGTTCAAGATGATGCGTTTTTTGTTCGTGACTATTACAATTCTAACGATGTGTTTTTATTCTCGCAACGGTATCCGGTTGTAAACAGATCGGGGTCGATTGAATTTAATGATCAGTACGGAAAAATTGCGGGCGCTGGATTACCTGGAGCAAATTTACCGGGAAGCTCTAATATAGATTATTTTGATAATTTAACAGTTGACGCTGGAACTGGTAAACTTGTAAACGGTCAAGATGGGTTTTTGTATGGCGCTCCGCGTCGATCAGGCTCAATACTTCGTGTTGATTTAACAGATAATACAACGGTATCATTCGGATCTTATCCGGCTTTAGTTAATCCGCAATACATGACGGGGGCTTATTCTCCGGTATCGAATAAGATTTATTTTTTACCTGATTACGCGGCAGATATAGCCGTTTTAACTATCGTAGGTTCGTCCACGTCAAGCATCGGGGCCGGTTTAAGTCGGTGCTTTGATCAAGTCATAACACCTTATGGTGTTATTTACGCACATACTCAATCGCAAAATAATATTTTAAAGATAGACACTAACACCGATACAGTAACAACTTTAAACCCTGGGCTTACTGTGGGCGGTTCTTTCGGCGGTATAGTTTACGCCGCAAACGGCTTTATTTATTCTTTTAATGTAGAAACAAATAAATTTTACAAATTAGACCCTAATACAGACATTTTAACTTCTCACGCGGCTACTGGGTGGATTGCTAATTCACAATCATCTAGTGCTGTAGAGACCTCGAATGGTGTTATTTACGTTGTGTCAGTCGCCGCAAATGTTAACAATGTAATGAGAATAGACACGAACGCGGGCGATGCTGTCACGTTTTTAAGTACAAACACAGAAAACGCTTTTATTTATCGTAATTTAGCTTTATTATCTGATGATAATGTATATTTGTTTAGTTACAACAATGCTGATGTGTTAAAACTAGACACTTCTGCGGACACATTTAGCACTTTTACGTCATTAGTTCCAAACCCTAATCATTTATTTTTAACAGTTGTTAATGGCAACGAAATATATTCAGCGCCCGCAGCTCCATCGACCGGAAACAATCAAATTTTAGATTTAACCGTAACATTTGCGGACCAACTTGCCGGATTGACTGGCGCTTACTGCTTAGCTTATATTGAGAACTCTGATTTATCAGTCGCTTCAGAGGTAAAAAAGTACATATTTAAGGGCGCTTGCGGTGTTGACCGTCATATTCATTGGGAAAACAAGTTCGGCGCTCAAGATTCTTATACTTTTAGGGGTCGAGTTGTTGAGGGTTTTAACCATAAAAGTAAAAATTATCTAAAACCAAATGGTAATATTATAGGATCAACGACAAGAGGTTCCGCAACGTTAGCGAATACGGTTGAACATCAATTTGAAGTATTTTCAAAAAGTATTAAAAAAACTGAGGTGAATTGGATTCAAGAAATGTTCTACAACAAAAGAGCGTGGACCGAAGAAGATGGACACTTACTACCTATCATAATCGAAAACGGTTCTGTTATCGAATCGGATTCAGAAACAGGAACATTCCAAGTATCTTTTCAATTTTCATACGCAAATATTACGCATGGCTCGAGAGGTTGAGATTAAAATAATAGACGGAAACAATTCCGTTTTAGGAAGTTTAGATTTAACTTCCTTTGCTGACTTTCCGTTAACTTTCACGAAAGGTATTTCAGACATAAACGATCTCAACGCGAGATCGGGAACGTATTCCTTAAATTTCAAAATACCAGCGACAAAAAAAAATAACAATTTATTTGATTTTGTTAACAATATAAACACGAAAAATAAAACCGCGATACTAAAAAGGCGGTCATGTGTTGTTTTTGTTGATGGAATTCAACTCGAATCCGGACACATTAAAGTAACTGATTCTGATTCGGAAGGGTTTTACAAAGCTGTTTTCTTAGGTGACAATACCGACTGGGTTTCGTTAATGTCTAAAATTAATTTAAACGAATTAGACTGGAGGGATTCGGTCGCGTCTTTTACGGCTGCAGCTATTACGGCGATAAATAATTCAAGCGTTGCAACGAACGACATTATTTATCCGTATATCGACAGGAATTCTGATGCGGCTGTGACTAATTTTCTTCCTACTTTATACGCTAAAGCGATTATTGATAAAGCTTTCGAAAAAACAGGATACACAGTCGATTCAAATTTCTTTAATACTCCGGAATTTAAAAAACTAGCTGTTGATTTTGTCGCGAACCTTACTTTTGATCAAGACGCGGTACTAGCAACGGAGACGAATTATTCAACGACAATAGTTAACCAAGCTTTAACGCCTCCTAATTGGGACGCTTCTACAATGGTAGGAAATCTCGGAACACCTGCAGCGCCAAACATACGGAACCGATGGAGATTCCCGAATATTTTTAACAATCAAATTAAAGATGTTTCGGGGGTTTTTAGCAATACTACAAATGAATACACGGTCCCGATTACAGCACTATATAAAGTTGAATTCGCTATAAATTACGAATGGAGAGCGTTTGACACAAATAATCCGAATTGGTTTCTTTGGACAAGTACAAACACTTCCGGCGGGTTGTTTGCTGTACGGCCTCCGAATTTTAAATGGCTTATTGTTGCGAATAATACATCGGATACGGTTATAAATGGAGTTGTATTATATGATTCATCCGCCCCACCGAACCCGTTTCCAGTTCAAACTTCTTTAACTGGCGGGAATGCTCCGGAAGTTCTATTGACTGCAGGCGATAACGTGTCGATAATATTAGAACTGATTGATGATGCGAAAGGATTCGCGCCCGTTTATGGTTTAACCGGTCCCGGTTCGCTTAATAGGTGGTCGGTTCGGATATTAAATAATTCAAATGTTTCGTTTATTCGAAAAGGCTCTGTTTCTTTAGGTGATGATTACGCATTGAATACGGTTATCCCTCAAAACGTTTCATGTTTAAATGTTATCCAAGATTTTAAAACGTTTTTTAATCTTTATTTTGTAGCTGACACTTATCGAAAAATAGTTAAGATTGAGCCGCGCGATGATTTCTTCTTAGATATTTCAAACGCTATTGATTGGACCGACAAACTAGATTTAACAAATGGTTTCAAAATATCATATGCAACCGAATACAAAGAAACGCTCGAATTTAAATATCAACCCGATTCAAATGATAAATATTTGGAGCGTTGGAATATTTTAAACTCAAGAACATACGGAAAATATGATCAGGATTTAGGAACTAGATTTGCGAAAGGTAGTTCAGTTATTCAAACGAATTTATTTTCACCTGTTGTCCAGGGTACGACATCAAGTAAGATGTTTACGTCTATAATACGAAAGGAGTACGGAGATTTAAATATAAACGGCACGCAAAACAACGAGTATAATTTTAGATTATTCAATACGTTAACGGAACAGCAGTTTGATAATGCTGGGAACCCGATGCGATCTTCTTCGCCTACGGTTGTTACTGTTGGTTTGAGTGAATCTTTCGGAAGCTCAATTGTGCCGATGAACTTGAATTTTGCCGGTGCTGATGGGCTAGTGCAAAAGTACTATTCAAAAACTATTAGTAACCTATTAGAAGGCGGGGTATTATCGGTTCGAGTTAATTTATCTTTAACTGATTACAGAGATATAAATCTACGCAAACCGGTTTACATTGATGCACCTACAGAAATAAAAGGGCATTATTTAATACAAAAAATTAGTAAATTTCAAGCGACAAAAGATCAATCGACATTAGTTGAATTATTAAGGTTTCAAAGTTATGTCGCAGTTCCTAACGATCCAAGTCAGGCCGGAAACATTCCGAATACGATTTCAGATCCTCAAGGACCGAATGACACACCGGACCCGATTTATATTGAAGAAACAATCAACGGTGTTAATTATTTAATTCCTGTTTACTCAGATAGTAACGGGAATATTGTACCAGTTTACCAAAGTTAATCATAAATTATGGCTGAAGAAATAGGATTTAGGATAAAAGTTCAAGGAGCGTCGGAGCAATTAAAAGCAATGACCGCTTTAAAAGCGGAGTTAAATAGTTTAGCCGTAACAAAGCAAAAACTAAATAAAGAAAGTAAAAGTTTAACGGCTCAATTCGAATCCGGTAAACTTTCCATTGATCAATACGATGATTCAATGGAAGTTCTTTCGGCTCAACAGGTCAAAAATTCTTTACTTACTCAAGAAGCAACAGCAGCATATAAAAAAAACGATTCAGTTTTAAAAGCTAATATTAAATCGACGGATTCGGCTTCGGGTTCCTATAATTCTTTAGCGGCTCAATATAAGTTAAGTAAATTAGAGCTCAACGGAATGAGCAAGGCGCAAAGGAAAGGGACTGTCGATGGTCAAGCTCTAGAAAAGAGATCAAAAGCTTTGCATGATGAAATGAACGAACTGCAAAAAGCAACGGGGAATAGTGCTTTACAGGTCGGGAATTACGGGGAAGCGATGTCGGCCGCGACTCCTTTACTGGGCGAGTTTGGTGGCAAAATTAACCAAGTTCAACAAACGCTAGTTCAAATAAAAGGTTTATTCGCAAAAGTTACCGGCGCAACTAAAGCAAACGCCGTAGCAACTCAAGCAAACGCGGCCGCTCAAACGGCATTAGGTGCGGCAACAAAAGGGACTGCAGGAAGTTTTAACATAGCAAGCAAAGCGGCTAAAATATTTAAATTCGCTTTAGCTGCAACCGGTATTGGGGCAATCGTTGTAATATTAGGAACGTTAATTACTGCGATACTATCAACGCAACGCGGCGCGGATGCTATGACGCGCGTAATGGCTCCGTTGAAAGAAGTTTTAGCGACAATCTTCGGATTAATTCAAAAAGTCGGATTAAAAGTCTTCGATAAATTAAAAGATGCGATTAACGATCCGGGACAAGCTTTAAAAGATTTAGGAAACGCATTCAAGAAAAATATTATTAATCGCTTTACGGCTGCGGTAAACCTTGTAAAATTACAAGGACGTGCAATGGTTGTATCATTTAAAGCTTTAGGATTAGGAATAAAAAAAGCTTTAGCCGGTGTCCCTTTGCTTGGAAAGGGAATCGATATTGATCAGGTCAATAAAGATTTGGCCGAAGTAAAAGCCGAAACGATTCAAATCGCAAAAGAATTAAAAGACAATTTAATTCAAGTAGGAACCGGACTCGATCCGACACAAATTCAAGCGATTGCGGATGCTGGAAAAGAATTTGCGGATCAAATGTCAATCGCTGCGGAACGTGGTTCGCGTATCGCTGAATTAACAATTGAGATTGAAGAAGCGGATACGGGACTAAATCGAGCAAAAGAAAAAGGAAATAGATTATTTGAAGAACAAAAGAAAATCGCTGAAGATGTTTTACTTACGGATGGCCAAAGAATCAAAGCGGCTCAAGAAGCGCAACGGATATTAAAAGAAACTGAAAAAATTCAAATTGATCAATTAGATCGACAAATTAAGCTCGCCAAAATAAAGACGGAAGCAAATGACACATCATTAGCAGATAAAAAAGAGATTGAAGAACTAGAAGCGAAAAAAGAAGCGTTAGTCGCGACCGGAATCGGTAAAAGTATTGAATTAAGAAATAAAGAAAACGCGATAATTAAAACGCGAATCGATACGGTTCGAAAAGCTCAAGAAGCGGAAACGAAGCGACTTGAAAAGTTAGAAGATGAACGCACAAAGATTGCGGAAAAAGACACGGCGCGAGCGTTACAAACTGAGCTTGAAATATTAGACATTAAAGCTCAAGCATTACAAACCGCTCGCGAATTAGAAATCGCCTCAACTGATGAAACGGACCAAGTTCGACTTGATAAGGAAATTGAATTACAAAAAAAGCTAACCGGATTAAAAATCGAAGGCGCGGAAGCTCAAGCCGGCGCACTAGAAATAAAAGAGGGTGATTTAATTAAAAAACTTGCTGAATTAAAAAAAGAATCAGGAGGAAAAGAAACGCTCGAAATATTAAAGACTCAAGACGCCTTGAATCAAGCGAAGGCAGCGCGGGAAACTATTCTGAACAAAGATATTGCTTTAATAAAAGAAGAGGACAGGACAACCGAAGCAATTAAAAAAGCGGACTTTAAGAAAGCCGAAGAAGAAACGGAAGCGGAAGCGGAACTAGAACGACTACAAGCAAAAGAAGAGTTAAAGAAAGCGATTGTCGACGCTTCATTTGCTGCGGGTGAAATTGTAGCGGATGGAATATCAAAACGGGCAAAAGCTCGAATCGACGAAGAAAAGAATCGTGAAATTTCAGCCTTAGAAGCGAAGAAACAAGCGGGCATAATTTCTCAAGCCGAATTCGAATCGGCGCGGCTTGCAATTGATAAAAAAGCGTTCGATAAACAAAAGAAAGCGGACACGGCGCGAGCTATTATTAATGGAGTGGTTGCGGCTGGAAAAACATTCGCAACTTTAGGTTTTACGCCTCCGGCTTTAGTAGCTGTGGGACTAGGAGCAATTAAAACGACTGCAGAAATAGCGACGATACAATCTCAGAAATTTGCAAAAGGGGGGGTTCTTAAAGGCGCTAGTCATGATGGAGGCGGTGTGCAGCTTGGCAATAATCAAGAAGGTGAAGGGGGTGAGGCAATAATTAACAAAAAAAGCACGGCGAAACATATTAGATTATTATCAGCTATAAACGAGGACGGCGGCGGCGTTGCTTTAGATGGAGCTTCGGAACAAAAACGAAGGAAGTCATTAAGAAACGCAAACAAAATGGCTAGGAATAGCGAAATGAATGTCTCTGGAATATACTTCGAGAAAGGAGGCTTGTTAGGTGATAGCAGCCCACCTAGATTAAAATCACCGACCACAAACGTTTCTCGCGGGTTTATTGGGGGCGGATTCACATCCGAACCGCAATCTATTGACCTGAAAGCGTTTGAAGATAGCGTATCTAGATCCGTTATTGCTTCGATTGAATCAATACCGGTTGTAAATGATCCGACCGCGACCGCTTCGGAGAATAGAGGGGTTGAAAATATACAAAACGAGGTTAATTTTTAAATAAATTAGCTTATATTTGATTAATGTTTACATCAATTGAACAACAAGCGGACCGGCTGACAATTTGCCGAAAATGTCCAATGTATAGAAAACAAGCGCGGTATTTATTCGGGCTTGTTAAGATGGATAAGGAGCAATGCAAAAAATGCAAGTGCTTATTAGAACCGAAAACAGTTTGGACCGCTTCAGATTGTCCATTGAAAAAATGGAACCATTTACCGAAGACGAATTAAACACAATCCAACCGTTAGTTAATAAGGTGCGCGGTAAAATGTTACCGAGTCGATCCGCAATCCGTGAATTATCGGTAATATTTCAAGCGCGAGTCCGTAATATTGATATAAAATGCTCAAGGTGTATCGGTCACATGATTGAATATTTCAACACACAATGTCAAAACAGGAAGTAATAAAATATATAATCAGCAGTTTCGACGTGTCCGAATCGGTTGCGGGTGAATTATTTGATTTGAAATTGATTGATTTAAAAAGCGTTCGAAATGCTTTGATTCAATCCGATTTTATTATTATGTATCGCAACCCGTTAATGAGTGTCAAAAGTATTCATTATTTCTTATGTGAGAAGTACGACGTTTCTTTTTCACACGTTCGTTTATTGCTTACTAAATAAGCATCACTTTACATCTATTTTTTACGTTTAATTAGAATAAAACCTTTTATTTGTTCTATGAAATGGTTTTCAATAGATAATAAAGTAAAAGATGTTTTAAATATAAACATCAACGACGAGATCGGAGGCAACGGTATCACATCAAATGATTTCATTGCATACGTACAAGACGCGGGAAAGAAAAACATTAATTTAACTATTGATTCACCAGGGGGAAGCGTTTTCGATGCTTTCGCAATCTACGACTTTTTAACTACTTCAGATAAATACAATGTAACCGTTGAAATTCGCGGTTTGGCGGCTTCTTCGGCTTCGGTCCTTGCTTTGGCTGGTAATAAGTTGCCAACCATGACCGAAAATAGTTTCTTAATGATTCACAATCCATATTTAACCAAAATGGACGTAGATTATTATGATTCGGAAAAATTAAAGAAGAAAGCGGCGGAAATGTTAAACGAAGCCGAATTACTTGAAACGATCACGAATAAGATCGCGACAATATATTCAAAACGAACCGGAATCGATCACGCGAAATTAATCGCAATGATGGACAAGGAAACATGGATCAGTGCGGAAGATGCTTTAGAAATGGGATTCGCTTCGAGCGTATCCGAATCGATTGCCATCGCTGCTAAATTAGACAGTGCTAAGTTGAGCGACTTAAGAATAAAAAACGCTCCTAAACAATTTGTAATCAATAACAATCAATCAAATATGGATGAATTAAGTAAACAAGTTTCGGACTTGAAAGACTTTATTTCGAACTTATTCCCTAAAAAAGAAGGTGAAGCAGTTAAAGAGGTAAAGATTCTTGATAATGCCGACGTAAAAGCGAAGCTCGAAGCGATTCAAGCTGAAATCGAAGAAAAAGAAAAAGACATCGAAGAAAAAGATGCAAAAATGTCTGAAAAAGACGAAGCGTTAACAGCTTTAGAAACGGCAAACGCTGTTCTTACTGATGAAATCGCAAAGTTAAAAGGTACTGAAGAAAAGCCGGAAGCGGAAAAAGATCCGGAACCAGTAGAAAAAGAAACTCCCGACGCAAAAGTTGCATTTGGAAACTCTGTTTTAGCGAATTTGATCGAAAACAGATACAACAAATAATATAAACAAATAAACAAATAGACATGGCGAATATCGTTTCAACTAGTTTTAACTACACGTATGACGGGCAGTTACTTACTCAAACACTTTTTTACAAACCAACTGAACAAGCGGACAATGTTTTCGCAAACTACAGAGTTTTCAACGGTGTAAAAACTAAAATTCAATTGCATCTTCCGGGAGCTTTGGATAAACTTTTAAAACAATATGTTACTTGTGGTTTTAGTGCCGATGGTACTGTTACACCAATAACAAACAGAACTTTAGAAGTTACTAAAATGAAAGTAAACGTTGAAGAATGTGCAGACGCATTTTTTGGTACTATTTTTGAAGACGAAGCATTGAAGGCAGGTGTTGCAATCACTGATTTAAGCGGAACAATCGTTGAACAGGTTATGATGACTTTAGTTCTTGACGCAGTAGCGCGAGACATGGCGCGTCAAATGTGGTTTAATGATGATGTTGCAGCAAGTGCGGATTATAACGCTTATGATGGTTGGATTGAAATTTTCAAAAACGAATCAGCGAATTTAGGTCAGTATTTTGATATGAGTTCTGATGCGAACATTGAAGTAGCTGGTGCTTTAGTTGTTGATGGTGCTTTGGTTCTTTTGAGAAACATGTACGAAAACCAATCTAAGGTGTTAAGACAAATGCCAAGAGAATCTAAGAAGTTTTACGTTACAGCTACAATCGTTGATAACTTAATGACAACTTATGAAGATACACAGTCTTCTCTAGGTTTAATGTTGTTACAAGACGGAAACACATCAGTATTGAAATTCAGAGGCATCGAATTGTACGAGGTTCCAGGATGGGACACGCAACTTGCTGACACTGACAACCCTCAAGCGGTTTTCGTTGGTGATAACATGGCTGTTTTGACAATCCCTGACAATTTAGCGGTAGGAGTTGACACAACTTCGGACAACTTGAAAATCAGAAGCGATGATGATGATGATGAAGTTTTAAAAGTAATTTGGAAAATTAAACAAGGTGCGCAAATCATACACCCTGAATTGATTTCTTTCTCTTACTAGTATTAACTAATAAAATTTAAATAAAATGAGTATTACAAATGATGTTTTAATAGCCTGTTCCGATGAAACGAGAAGAGGTGGTGTTAAAAAAATCTTTGTTGTTCCTGCCTGTGAAGTTGATAGCTTCACAGCTGGGGCATCTCATGAATATGTTGCAGCGGTTACGACCGTAGGGCAAAAATTCTTTGAGATCGAAGGCGAATTCGAAACAAAGCCGTTTACAGCGGAAGGAACAACGGAAAACGGTTCAAACGTTACCGAAAACACTTTGGAAGTGTTTGTGCCTAAAATGGAAAAAGTAAAAGCTAAAGAATTAAACGATTTATTTGCCGGTGGCAAAATTGTTGTTGTTTTTAGTGTTTATGATGTTGTATCGGCTTTCGATAGGGCTTTCGTTTTAGGCTATGACGAAGTGTTAATGTTAGATGCTGCGGTACGTGCTACAGTTAACCAAACTTTGGAAGCAGAGCTTCAAGGTGTTAACGGTTATACGGTTACGTTTTCAGGAAAACAAACTGAATTACTACGTGAATACGTGGGAACAATTGACTCTAACGTCAGCGGTTCGATCAGTTTCGGTAGTTAATACTACCTAACAAAAGTAAAAAAGGACAATCTTTAAAGATTGTCCTTTTTTTTTGTTATTTTTATAACTATGAAAGCGAAATATATTATAACTAAAAGAGGGGACAGGAAATCGGTTTCTTTGTCTGATGGTAGTATTATTTTAAACGATAAGACAACGCAAAAAGACTTAAAAAAGCTACACGGTTTAGGCTTTACAAACTTAGTACAACTACAAGATGAAAAAGAAGATAATTCGAACGTTGAAAACGCAATCGATTAGACCTGGAAACAGATCTAAATTTAATAAAAACCGTATTCAAGCAAGTTCCGCCGGCATTCCTATTACGACTCAAGAACTAATAACAGAAAAGCCGGAAAGAATTTCAAACGAATACGTTTCGTTTTTTGATACGTCAAACAATGTTTATATAAACGATTTAGCACGAAGGGCGCGAAGATCAAGCACTCATAGTGCGATATTATCTTCAAAATTAGCGTATACAATCGGAACAGATTTTATTTACAGCGATGATTTAAAAGCAAATCAACAAAGCTGGGCGGATGATGTAAACGCGAACGAAGAAAGTTTGCGTGATGTTTTTAATTTAGTTAGTAAAGATTATATTACTTTTGGGAATGCTTGGATTCAATCCGTAAAGGTTGGAAGTCGAACAAATTACTACTATATTGACGCGACAAAGGTTCGGATTAAAACGGACCGGAGCGCAATTATAGTTTCTGACTATTGGCGCGAAATTGGGAACGGAAAATACTCGACTAAGCCACACGTTGAAATAAGTTTAAATAAAAAGAAGGGAACGCATGCAAGCCAATTAATGCGACACTCGCCGGAATATAATTTTTACGGGTTGCCTGATTACATAGGTGCTTTGAACTGGATTGATGTTGAATACAGGATACCAAAATTTAATCTAGACCGATTCGATAACGGATTTTTTCCGAGTGCGTTAATTCAAATGTTCGGATCACCTCCGGAAGGAACAACAGCGAAACAATATGTTAAAAGCATGGTTTCGAATTTCACAGGTGAGGCGAATAATTCTAAGATTGTCGCGGAAATGTTAGATTCACCGGAACAAGCTGCAAAGATAACTACTTTCGAATCAGAAAAACAAGGTGAGTTTGAGAAGCTTGCGGAAATGGCAAAAGTGAATATTATTTCAGCTCATAGAATCCCGCCGGTTTTGGCTATGATTGAAACGGCTGGAAAATTGGGAGGTAATCAACAAATATCAGAAAGTCACAACCTCTTTATGAATTCGGTTATTATTCCGGACTTTCAAGAGCCTTTATTGAGGTTCTTTAATAAGTTAATTTCGGTTGCTGGGTTTAAATTCACAATTGAAATAAATCAATTAAATTCATTAACATTAGTTGATAAAATTAATCCTCATGATGTATTAACCGTAAACGAACAAAGGGAATTATTAGGATTCGAACCAATAACAGAAACAGAAACAACAGAAGAAGATGGGAATTAAAATAATCACAGCGCAAACCGTTCGCGAATTAGTTGTGACCGATATAAGTTTTGATGAGACTTATTTTGATAAATACATCGAATTAGCTCAAGCGAAATATTTAAAGCCGGCTTTAGGTAAAGAATTTTATAACAATTACTTGTTGCAAGTCCATACTTTATCGGCTCCTTATCAAATATTAAAAGATGAGTATATTGACAAATTGCTTTCTTACTATATAGTTTACGAAGCGTTTCCGGAAGTTCGCGATAAATTAACGAATCAAGGAGTGATGCACAACCGGAGCGAATTTACGGAACAAACTCCGTCGTTTGATTACGGTCAGCTTAGATCAACGTATAATTACAACGGAAATTTCTGGATCAACGAAATGATCGAATACATTTTGGAGAACCCGACCGATTATCCTTTATTCGGTGAGGACTGCAGCTCAGAGAATTTAAATTCTAATAACAAAGGTTTTATCATTTACTAGATGGCTATTATACTACATAAAAACATAGTTGAAGACAAGTTACACGCGCCAAAGGGGTTTAATTTACCGGCAACAAAATCAATGTCTTACGCGCTGCGTTCTGAAAACGACATAGCAATTTATCAAGATGTCGAATACTTACCCGCCGCGATTAATTTCGTAGACGGAAACAGTCCGCCACCGACTTTAGTTTTAAATGATATTTATGCAATTATTGACGGCGGCGGTGGTGTAGTTGATCCGGCGTGGGGTGCTATTGGGTTTGATTCATGGAATAGGTATGACGGATCGAACTGGGTAAGCGTTATTGCGTCTGATGGTTTTCAATGTTATGATAAAACCGCGAAAGAATATAAAACTTTTAACGGTTCGTCTTGGGTTTCTCCGGGTAGTGGTGGTGGTGGTGATACCATCTTCACAGGTGGAACGATGGCGGCTGCTAGCTTAATTACAATGGCAGGTTTTGATGTAGGTTTTATAGGTGGTGGAATTACAATTGAAGGCGTTGACTTTTCGGCTGCCAATCACGCTTTAATAGTTAAAAATAATGTCCAATCTTTACTAATATTAGATAATGCTGGCGGTTTTTCTTTGGGGGAAAACGCAACCTATGGAAACGACACAAATGTAAGTATTGGAAAAGGGGCAGCAGGAACAGGGGTGGATGCAATTGCAATAGGTAGAGGAGCTAATGCTCCAACTGTTAATTCTGTTTCAATAGGCACGCTTGCAAAGGTTTTAACAAATAATCAGGGAATTTCAATTGGGTATAACTCAAGCTCAAATGGTGGCAGAGGCTTAGGAATTGGAGTAGATTGTACAAATGACGGTATTGAGGCTATTTCTCTCGGCTATTTAGCGGATTCTGACGGCTCATACTCTTTAGCTATGGGCGCAAGGTTAAAAGCTACAAATGTTAATTCAATTATAATAGGGGGGGGTAGTGCTGTTAGGACAAATTCAACAGCGTATAGTTTTGAAGTTAACTTAAACGAGGCCATAAGCACAATTAGAATAGCTAAAAACGCTGATTCTTGGATTAATACGAATAATAATTTTGGAATAGGTTTAAACACTGGAATATCTGCAAAATTAACCGTTAAAGGTACAGGCTCAACAATTGGAACAACAGCTTTTTTAGTTCAGAATAGTTTGGGAACTGACCTATTAGAAGTTAAGGACAATGGAGCCATTCACGTTGGAGGGGTTGCAGGATTTACAGGAACAGGAGCTTATACAAACTTCACAGTAACAAACGGAATAATAACAGCGGCAAGCTAAAACAAAAAACAATGATTACAATAACATCAACAGACACGGCAAAGATTACTTTTAAAGGAACTAACGTGGAAATTAACAACGTTATAGCTCGTTTAGAGTTTACAGCACCTTCAGGCGGCAAAACATTACAATCGGCCTTGTACGTGTATGAAAGCAAAGCGGCTTTTGATTTAGACCCTACTAACATAATGAAAGTAGACGGCTTTCAATCAAGCGCGAAAACTTATGATTTATCAAATGGTGATAATCCTGAAACTTGGAAAGCTCAGACTGTTGCCGTAGCACATGACGAAGCAAAAGCATACTTGAAAAGCTTAGGATTTACGGCGGTAATTTCAGGAATTTAAACTAAACTTGCAACATGGAAAAAGAAACAAAAGAAGTTTTAACAATTGAACAAAAAATTGAACAATTGAAAGCGCAACAAGAACAAGCAAAAGAGGTTTTTATAAAATGTACGGGAGCTATTGAAGTGCTTGAATAAATTCTAAAAGAGAGTTAAAATGAAAGAATTTACCCTAGCTAAAATTAGTTTCTTTTGCTTATTGCTTCAAGCGACTATTGCAAATGTAACGTTAAACGAAAGCATTGATTTTATTGGCGACCATATTAGTATTATTTCTTTTATCATAATAGTGATAGCAAATTGGGGTAAAGTAAAAGCTCAAGTAAAAAAATGGATAAAATGACATTGAAACGTAAAAGGATTATAAATTTACTATCCGCTTTAAAAGGAATTGTTTTAATTGGGGGGGCGAGTGCTTACATAACAAATCACGAACATATTACTTTTTGGGTTCTTATTGTAGGGGCTGGAATTGACGAAACAATAAAATACTTGAAAAAGGATATCGAACTAGATGAAAAAATTTGAATTAAATGTTAAACGATATATTTTCAACGACTCAAAAACAACAGGAGGCGAGGCGAACAATATCGGGGATTTTTTTATTGAAGGCGTTTTCTTTTGTTATTCGTTAGAGGATCAAATCCGATACAGTGATAAAAAAGTTTACGGAAAAACAGCAATTCCGGACGGTCGATATAGAATCGTTTTGAATTGGTCGAATAGATTTAAAAGAATCATGCCTTTATTGTTAGATGTTCCGAATTTTTCCGGTGTACGTATTCACGGCGGAAATACTGCGGAAGATTCGCACGGATGCCCTTTGATTGCGTTTAACTTAATTGAAAATAAAACTAAAATTCAAGGGACAGCCGAAAAAGCTTTAACCAAAAAACTCCAGGAGTTCGAAAAAGAGAATCCAAGCGGTGAAATTTGGATCACAATTGAAAATAATTTTTTATCTTATGAAGGAATTAATTAAATTTTTAGCTATAATACTATCTTTATCGTTTTTGTTTTTTTCGTGTAGTTCTCAAAAAAGATTAAAACGCGCAATCGAAAAAAACGGAATTAAAGAAAGTGTTTCATTCGCGGTTTTACAATATCCTGAATATTTTAAATCTATACACGACACTGTAACCGAATCCGTAATTGTTCACGATACAATTCGAATTGAATCCGACACAATACACGCTAATTTAATCGACTCTAACAATATACTATTGTTTTCTGATAGTCTTGTATCGATTAAAGTAGACAAGGCCACAAACAAAGCTAAAATCGTTATAAAAGAGCGTTACGTATACAGAACCGACACCGTTTCCGTTTCGTTACCGTGTCCGGATCTGATTTGTCCCGATACCGAATCGCTTCAAAGCAATATTAAAACCGGAAGCGGGTCCGGTTGGGTGTGGTATTTGGTCGCGTTTTTAGTGGGCTTGTATGCAAAAAAAATGATTGGGTTGGTTAAGCCTTAATTAATTTTAATTGGTTAGGTGGTGGGTTTCCTCCATTACTTTTATAGCTACGTCTATAGCCTTTCCTAATTCCGTAGGGTTGACCATTTCTGTTAGTGGAGGAACGCTACTATCACGCCTCCAAGTGTTATGCAGTTTTAATATCTCTAAAGCTTTGTTGTTATCCATGTTATTCTTTTTTGGTTAATGTTTCGGTGCTGTTGGTATTAAAAAGTAATAGGACACCTCCCAAGGTTGAATACTTGCAGAGTCGTTTCCGTCTTCACCTACAACACATAAGCCTATTTCATCCTCAATTAAGCAGTGGTGTATCAACACTTATCCACTCCTGTGCTTTTTTATAGCCTTCAACTACTCTACACACATGAAGGTCGTATTCATCAAAATCAGCTACGGTCTTGTTAGTTTCTTTAGCATACCATTCAGCTATAACCTTTAATTCCTTTTCCATAATAACTAATTTTAAAAACAACTCCTTGCAGTCGCAATTTTTACTATTGCGTTAGGCTTAATACTACGTTAGTGCTTCTATTAAGTCTTCTAACTCAATCCATTCTATCGTATCTTCTGTATAGTCACCGTAGCACCCATAATCCGTTTCCCCGTTAGAGTTTTTCAATGCTTCAATTTTCTTAAAGTCTAAATAAGAAATGTCAGGCTTTAGTATCTTTAGTACTCTATCTAGCACTACAAAAGCATCATCAGGTCTATCACTTGAATATTCATCATTAACTGTATTTTCATCATCCCAACAGCTACCGCCTCTACCGCCTGATTCCCATTTAGTATATACTACTAATCCTTTTATGTCGTTAGGTATTCCAAACGGCTCTCTAAATACACCTTGTCCGTATGGGCATTCTTTGTTTATTTCTTCTACTTGTTCTTTTGTTAATTCCATTTTAATATATTTTAGTTGTTAATTAATCCGTACATAAACCTAATACATCCTAACGCCAATTAAAAAAGGCGTTAGCCTTACTGTTATAAACGTTACTTTTGGTTTTTGGTTAATAATTTAATTTTATCTAAATTTTCTTGAATCAATCGCTCAATCTTTTTATTTTTTTCATCAAGGTCGTCATGTATCATCATTAACCTTTCAAATTCTTTTATTTTGTCTTCCATGTTATTAGTTTTTAATTACACGTAAATATAAACCTTTTATTTTGATTTAACCTAATTTTAGAACTTAATTGACATAAAAAAGCGGGACCAATACAGCCCCGCAATTTATTAACCTACTTTAAAAGTCAAACCCAATACAGAAAAAATCTTTAAAGCGGTTCGAATGTTATATCCCGCGCTCGTTTCGATTCGTCTACATGAATTTTTTGCAACCTTAGCCAATTCACTTACTTCGATCTGTGTCATGCGTAATTCTTTACGCCTTGCCTTGACAATGATTCCGATTTTATCCATATTAGAACGGTAAATCTTCAGCCGGAGCCGGAGCCGATGCCGTTGCCGGAGCCGGTGCCGCGTTCGAATCGCTTTCAATTCTCCACGCTTGAATAGTGTTAAAATATCTTACCGTGCCATCTTTTGGACTGGTCCACTCACGACCACGAATGTTAATCGATGCCGTTACTGTTTCGCCTTCCGCAAAATTATCTAACATGTCTACGTTGTCTTGAGTCGTTTCGATAATGATTTCTTGCGGGTATTTTTCCTCGTCGGTTACGATTACGAATGATCTTTTTTGAAACTTTTCTGAAATTACTTCCGTTTCGTTGATTAATTTAATACTTCCCTTTAATTGCATAATTTATTTAGTTTGTGGAATTTCTTCCTGGTTTGTGTTCGATTGTATTTCTTGTAATTGCGCGTTGATTTTTGTAATGTCCATTCCTTTAGTAATTCCTTCACGGACAGCCGTCCCGAAATCTTGATCGTTTGGATGAATTTGCATTAACATTTTTACCCCTGCAGCTAAAGCGACTTCATTAAGCATCGCGGATTGTTGCAGTTCCTTTATCGCTTGCGTTTGTTTCGGTTTCATTTTTGCGTGTGTGACTTTTTTCATTTATTTACTTTTTAATTGATTAATACATTCTTTATAAAATTTATTAGCGGCATTATAACGCTCCATTATTTCAACCTCAATCGATTCGGACCGTTCAACTACTACACTAGTGATTCTCTTTTCAGGTGCAATATGTTCCACTTCGTGAAGCTCCCAGTTGTCATAGTCTGACAATAATTCCGGCGGCGTATCAACTAAACAAACGTCGATAATTGCTTTTGAGGCGTTCCAAAGAATCATATAACCTCGCATTTGCCAATCGTAACCCGCGCCCTTGATCTTCTTTTCCGCGTCTTCCTGAAAAGCTGGAAAAGTTTCGATACTCCACGAACTTTTAATGTCTCGAATCAATCGATCCGAAGCCGAATAAATGTCACATTCACCCGTTAACCAGTCGACCCCGTCCGCGTGATGCGCTTGCTTCCGATCCACGTTCTTTTTATAATCCGTGAACAAAACCGAGTTTAATAATTCAATTGAATCATCTTCGACCATGTTTCCTTTATCGCAATACTTTGAGTTAACTTGGGTTTTGTATCCGTAAAAAGCTTCCTGCGCAATCTTTTTAATCCAAGTACGGCACGTTTCGGATAAAGAAATATCGTTTCTATACGGCTTCAAAGCTTTGATAGTTGCTCTTAATTCCGCAATCGTATCGACTAACTTCATCGCCGTTTTTGTTTCCTTGTTCGCGGTCGATCTGTATTTTTCTTCCTTTTCGTATAGGCTTTTCACCGCGTCCAAATATTTATCCTTTGGACTTTTTCCTGTTCCTTTTGTCATTAAGTTATGTAATGACGAACAACGTACTAAAAGATTATCCGGAATTTCCGATTTATTATTTTTGTTTTCCATTACTTAACAGGTTTTAAAACGTTTGCAACCTCTTCGGCTTGGTCCTTTGTCAATGTAAATTGAATCGGTAATTTTGCCGCGTCATATTTTCCCGCTTTACTTGCTGCGATTGCAGCTTCGAAACGCTCCGGAGTAATGGCCGGTAAAACTTTCTTCTTTGGCTTAGTCGGTTTAATTCGTATTGCATCGACCGTGTCCCCAAATGCTTTCACCTGGCATGTAAATAAAGTTACTTCCTGATTAATCCAGTCCTCGAATTTAGCCGATCCGACTGATTTCGAAATCGATTTCATGTTAGTTTTATTTAATATCATCGGCTTGCATCCTTCAAAGTACATAATTATACACGGCTCTTTTTTGCCGTCTAAATTCATAACTTCTTCTTCAGTTACTTTTAAAATTTTTACAACCGGGGTTGATCCTTCTTCGAAGTCCCACGAACCGAGAAATTTCGGATTTGTTGCTTTCTTCCAGTGTCCTTTTAATTGTTCCATAGTTTTAAATTGTTTTAGGTTTTATACAAATATAGGTTAATTGTTTTGATAATATACTATTTTTCGGTGTTTTGTTTTAAAATAATTGTGTTTGATTTGGGTTTTCTTGTCGGATAATTCCTAGCGCCCTTTCTAAGATATGCTTACCCTCTAAAGGGTGAATGCAATTTCTTAAAACTTGCGCTGGATCATGATTTCCTTTTATGTAAATGTTTTTACCCTCGTAATTAAAACCTAAATAATCAGCCATTTGTCCCCTTGTAGCTTTAGACATATCTTTTATTTTAGTAATATCTTTGCATGGAGTTATTACAAAGTTTGACCAATAATAATGACGGCTGGATTTATAAGGCTGGATTAATGGCGAATAATAAGAAATTACATTTTCAACTACATACTTACCTTTAAAAAAATGCTGCAAAAGTAGTATTTCTTCATATAGTTTCATGTCTGGATAAACGTTTATATCATGCTTTGTAGCTTTTACCATTTTACTATGAGTTGGACAAGGTGGGCTGCTCCATATAAAATCAAACTCTTTGTAATGGTCTAATAAATATTGGTGAGCATCGGCCACAATTACCGTATCATTTGGAAATCTCTCCTGGTACATTCTAGCTAATTCTGGATCAAGCTCTACCGCCGTTATTTCGTGTTCATCACCCCAAAGAAACCTATTTCCCCCAAGACAAGCGTAAAGATTTAGTATTTTCATAATAAACTAATTTTTAAAAGCTCCATCCGTTCCGGTGTATTATACCATCCGACGTGCATCTTGTTAATTTCTTTTTTTTCTACGTCCTCACTCGTAAACCGTCCCAGTTTTTGCATAATTACGCCCACAGTCTTTTTCGTTTTAATATTGACATCTAAGTAACCCGATATTTTTCTAATCCCGTGTATAGCTGATGCGTGACAACGATTAATTTCGTTTCCAATCTGCTTCACTCCGTGTCCGGAAACGGCTTTCGAAGCTAAAAAACAGTAAAAGTGTCGCGCTTCGGATACTTTTCCGGTTCGGTCCG